GTCTATAGTAGAACGCGTTCAGAACCGGACCGGGGGGGGTTATCTTAAAATAATTTCCCCAGAATTTCCGAACACATAACGTCTGCCCTTGTTACATTCGTTGTGCCTCGCCTTGTGACATTCCTTGCAGAGCGCAACGAGGTTGTTGAAGTTCAACGAGATCTCTGGCCGATAGATATTGTCTGGTGTCAGCTCCTCGATGTGATGAACTTCTTTCGCTGGCTTATAAATCCCACGCTTCAAACAGTCCTCACACAAGTAATGCGCTTGCTTCATGTATTCGTTCCGGCACGATTGCCACGCAGCCGAACTGTAGAACTGTTTCGCAAACTCTCGCGCCATGTCTTTCACCAACACAAAAGGACGAGCTGCAACCCGTCCTGATGTGATCCTTATTGTGTAAAGTATTATGGAAATGTAAGTATGAAGAAGCCGGCACTCGGAGTCGCACCGAGTAGAACTCTTGCCGACACGTTGCCGGAGCTGCTCACCCCGGCTGAGGTGTGTTCTATTCCGACAGGAGCTCTTTCGAACTTCTGTCAATATCATAATACACATAATGTGTTGTATTATCTTGTCTCGATTATGCGCTGCACTTGATCGAGTCCGCGATGCCACGCAAGTCTGACCGGATGCCACGTATAACAAACAGCGTCGCACACTTCCGCCCACGTCCTCAGGTTGATGTACTTCTCATAAAGAACGTCAGCTTCGATGCCTCCGATGCGGTCTATAACATCGAACACGTTCTGCCGGATCTCAACCGCATCGAGCCTCGCTTGAATGAGCCTGAGCTTCTTGTCCGCCAGCCTCACGGCCTTCTCCTCTGTTGGCTTAGATATTCCCGAGCCGTGTGGCATCCCGTCGTTGTCCGACACGGACCGAACCGCGTCGATCAGCAGTGTCTCGGCCTCGTACTCCTCCTCGAGTCGATGGATCCGTTTGACCGCGTATTCATATTGTCGTAAAAACTCTTTTGCTGTCATATCTCCTTTATGTCCACGAGAGCGGGACAAATGAAACCTTAAGACCATCTGTGTTGTAACGTTGAATAAATAGTCCCGCCCTCGCTGGTACCTATGCAAACCAGAGAGCGGACGAACAGAATCACAAGAAGAACCTAAAGAAAACAGAAAATATAATCATGGAATTAGTTTATTGTGTCCGCCCTCTGGGATTGCCTTATTTGTTCCAGTCAACAATGTGACCGTTCTCGCATTTGTCTCGCTTATAGAGCCAGCCTTCTTCGTGAAAGCCTCTCGGTCCGTATATACCGACAGGCTGTCCGCAGATAGCGCATCGGTAATATATCGAACCGCTCGGATTGTGCTGTTCCTTTGGCTTGACCTTGTCGCAGTCAATCTCGTCCCATGTCATCTGCCACATTACTTCCACCCGCAATCCGTCTGCGACTCGTCCTCAACTGGTAACAAATTGTAACCACTTGGCTCGGTCTTGCGGTCAAGATGTATCTCGTGCCGTTCACGCCCTTCATCATCAACGCTTATGACCACTCTGTGTCCGTTCTTCAGCGTATATCCGCTAATCTCTGATATTAAACATCTTGGGTCTACTCCGTGTTCGACAATGATGTAAGACAAAAGCAGACTGCAATAACTGTCTGATTGAAATGGGCAATAGTCGCAATCGCTTGGCTTATCTATGCCCCTTAATACAACACTCATCTACTCGCCCTCTCTTTCTCCGTATGAGCAAAAGCTGTTATCGTCCCATTCATACCTCATATGTTCAAGGCAAAATTTGTTTTTCTTGCGCTTGGCACACTCTCCACAACGTACGATGTCGATACCTTCGATGCCGATAATCTCATCGACTATCGCTTGCCTTACCTTTCGGAGTATGTCGCTTTCGCATTTGCTGTCCCACAAATCTTCAAGTAGAATATCCTCGCTGATGTACTTACTCATCGACTATCACCTCTCCCACCTTCCAGACGTTCTCGTCCTCGTCGTAGTATTTGATCTGCTTGGTCTTGATGGTTGGTGCGGAATTTATGTCATCCCATGTCGGATTTCCAATAAACCCCATGTACTGTTTTTCAACATATTCAGAAAGTGCGTCCGCATCAATCAGTCTCATTGTCTGCTCCTTTCAGTTCGCATCCACACACGCACCTATTTACCGTAGCAATTTCTCTGAAGTACCATCGTTTGCAACGCTTACAGTACATCCACACTTTCATCGTCTGCTCCTTTCATTCTTGCTCCGCAGTTAGGGCAGTAGTCGAATAGTTCCTCAACATCATCAGCCAATTCGTCGTAGTATGAATATGCTTGTTCTCCACATACGGAGCATTTATGCCACGATTTTTTCTCGTTGCCCCATATCCACTCCCCTTGCGGTCTTTTAGCCTCAAGTTCTCTTATTCTATTTTTGAGAGCATTAATGTATGTAATATTATGTGGGTCATCCGGTCTGTCTGCGGTCAGTTCCGCTATCTCCGCTTGGTGTCGTCTTGCCATTTCCTCGCATACCTTGTTGTGGTATTCCATAGGTACGGCTTCGATGCTCGGCATCTGCCCTATCTTCGCAACGCTCACCATCATCCTCGGACGCCCCAAGTATTCCACCTCGACAGCTGCCGATAACAGGTCGACCTTCTTCAGATATTCCGCCATTAGTTTGCCTCCACGATATACAGATCGTCCTCCGTGAATGTGTACGGGATCCCCTTTTTCGAAGTAAGCCCCTCCAGCTCGTAGCAGTGTCCGTGAGTGCCCCACTTGAGCTTGCGGCTTATCCTCCAGATAGTGCCATCGTGCTCCTTTGCGGCCATGTTCGGCATCTGACTGTTAGGATCAAACGCGATGCCTACCAACATTCCCGGTTCTAAACTTCTCGTCATTATTCCTCCTTGAGCCGCTGACGAACGGCCTCTTTCTGTTTCTTCTTTCTGCGCTTCATGATCTCCGAGAGCGTCACCTCCCGGCTTGCGTTCCGATAGCAGCTGTCACACATCCACTGCACCCGGCTCGTCTGGATCCGGAACATAAAGTATTCGTCGTCCTCTTCTCCACAAACACAACACTTCTGCTTCATGGCACGACCTCCGTAAAGTGATCGGCCTTGTCGTCCCATCCGACACGTTTCGCATATCCGAGAACATAACTCACAGCGTTCCGGACACGCTTCTTTTTTACCCGGACGTCGGCTGCTACTTCCTCGATCAGGAATCCTCCGCTCTCGGGATATTCCGCATAGATCGCATCGACACCCTCCGCGTCTAATTGTTTCCAGATATTGAAAGAATCATCGTCGCCGTTCGAACCACCACCACGGGCCTTTGTGTTTTTGTTTGTAGTTGTTTTTGTATCTGTATCTGTTTTTGTTTTTGTATCTGTTTTTGTTTTTGTATTGGTAGCCGTAGTATACATTGGTATACCGTGGTATTCCGTAGTATCCCCTTTGACCTTGTTCCAATACTTTTGAATCTTCTCGCGATTCTTCTGGCACTTCTCCTCGTACTTTTCAGAATCGCGGTCCATCTGCTGCTTGATCGGGATGAATACGAACTCGAGAACGCCTGAAAACGAAGGCATTTCACCCGAATTGAAGTATTTCACCATACCTTTAAGCAGCTGCCCGGCCTCCTCGTCTGAGAGCCGGTCGAACACTTCCTCGTTGTCGCCGTATACGATAAACCCCTTTTGTTCTGTCTTAGTCTTAGCCATAAAGAATCTCCAGTATTTTCCGTCCTGTCTGCCTCTTGTCGCAGAATATGACCGATATATTATATCTGTTAACCCATGAAGATAACACCCGGAATACCTTCTCGCCGCGTATCTTCGTGTGCGGACTCGACCACGTCATCAGATCTGCGATGGTCTCAACGTGTTTCCACTCGTCTCTGTCCTTGTATCTGTTCTGTTCAACCAGTATCACGAGGCGAGAATTTGCCCTCTGAGCGCGTTCTAATTCCCTTTTGAACCGTTCTGCCTCTATGGTGCAATTCTTCGCTAATTCCGCGATATTTTGCTTCCTGTCGATGACGAGGTGAGGCCGGTTATAGTCCATGTAGTCCCCGAACAGGAGCTTCGTGGACTCGTGTGTGATCCCCGCCTCGTCAAACGTTTTCAGTATGTTCTGAATTGCTTTCGGTTTTTCTCTTGTGTCGATGAGCAGATATTTCATTTAGAACGGATTGTCCTCCTCGAAGCTCTCCCACGAATCGTCGACAGCCGGTCCCGGTTCGGAGCTGCTGCCCCTCGGACTGTCCTTGCTGTCGCAGAAGTCGAAGTCGTCCGCGATCAGTTTCCAGTATTTGTGTTTGCGTCCGTCCTTCTCTACGGTGTCCGCTTGCATACGCCCGGAGACGATAATCTGCGAGCCCTTCTGGAACCACTTCTCGATGACTTCCGCTCTCTTACCGAACATCGTTACATCGAACCAGTCCGTTCCTTCTCCGACTCGAGACACACCGACCGAGAAGTTACAGAGCGAACGAGTCTCGCCCTGAGCGTTCCTGTATTCCTTTAGCTCCGGATCGCGTCCGAGATAGCCGTGGATTTGTATGTGGTTAAGCATTAGTGTTTTCTCCTCTGATAATCATTTACAACTTCGTCAATAACTGCGATTATTTCGTCATCTTTTATAACGGCCAATTTGCACCCGAAGCACGAAAGTATATTTGTAATACCGAAGAGCGTTCTACTTCTTTTGCCCCACCTTGAACCGTGTTCAATTTGCGAAATATTAGCCGGTGTAAGCCCTACCAATCCAGCGAGGTCTGTTTGAGTAAGTTTCGCCTCTTTACGAAGGTCTTTGATTATTTGTCCAAGTAACATATAAGCGTTACACCTCCTCCGGCTCGAACACACTCGGAGCCGTCAATATCTTTGTCTTCTTACAGAACTCACATTTCCCGCATCCCTCCGGCTCGATGTCTCCGGTCTTGATCAAGTCGAATCTGTCGATTTTAGCCTCAACCACCTTGAGAGCCGTATCGAGTACGGACTGCGGGATTTGTAATACAGTTACGTCCGGAACCTTCTCTTTTGTTACGGCTACGATGCAGAACGGCAGCTTCTTTCCGGTATTCAGCTCGACCACCTTCTGATAGATCGCGCCCTGAATATCGTAGCCCCAGTATTCGACCCACGAGACGCGACCGAATCCGTCCTTGTACATCGGCTCAAAATCCTTGACGCATTTCAGATCCACGATGCGCTCGCCGTTGAACACGTCCATTTTTATCTTCCACGGGACCCCGAACAGATCCGCAGTCATGATGACCTGTTTGTCTCCGGTCAGATAGTCAAGCATCAGCGGCTGGCACTCGACCGCGTTGATTACTTTGTTAGCGTGTTCGTACTTGGCGTAAAGGTCTCCGTTCTTCTTAAACATCACGTCTGAGTGCTCTCCGACGAACTCGTCCATTTCCCCGGAGAAGTACGCGTCAACATAGGATCCGATCAGAAGCGAGTCAGTCTCCTCTCGTTCGTACTGGCCTCTGACTTGTGCGAGACCGGACGCCTCGCACTTGTCAAAAGCCTTGAAGAGTGAGACGGACCAGTATTCCTTGTTGGCGTCTACGCTATGGTAGTTAGAACTCGTCAATGTCATCCTCTTCGAACTCCTCCTCTTCGTCCCAGTCATCGTCCCATTCCGAGTCGACGACCATCCTGTTCTCGATGTTATTTGCTTCGTAGTACGTCATGGCTCCACCTTGAAGGTCTTGCCTTCGTTCAGACAGTCAGCGAGCCTCTGCGCTTCTCCGACTGTTATCCAATAACCGCCTCTGGTCTCCTCGCGTTCCTTCTTCGTTGCCGCATCGGTTATGCGATACACTTGGTAGAACGTAGTCCCGCAGCAGTCAACCGTCCTTACTCTCCAGTTACTCAGCATCAGCGGCCTCCTTCTTTGCCTGAGCGCAGTCCCAGCAGAGAGTCTTTCCGTACTTAGCCTTACTCATCGTCACTATCTTGTTGGCCGAGTAAGAGCCGTGAGCCTCTATCAGCTGGCCGCAGTTGTCGCAGTATGCCCTCGTCTCTTTAGGCGGATACGTGCGGATCCTGAGCGCATCGGTCGTACCTCCGAAAGCAGTTACCTTTGTTGTGTAGATCCCGATTCTCTTTCCAGCCCAGTCCTCGACCTTGCTGGATCCATATGCCTCCGAGATTGCCTTCGAGTTTGTAGCGTTCAGAATCATCGGCTTGTAATCCTCGACGAAGTGAATCGTCAGCTTTCTCTCAGATCCGCGCTCGTTCTTGACGTCATCACGCGCTGCATGGTCGATAGTCAGAACGAGATCTTCTCCGTCCGGGACATCCCACGAACCGAGATAATTCTTGTCCATGAATTTGCGATAGTCGCCCGTAAGTCTCTCAGCCATTAGACGTCCACCTCCTCTACAGTTACGCGGACACCATCCTCGGTTCCGTCTGCGTTTGCATACTTGCCATAGTCGACCACCATGCCCATGAAGTTTGTAGCATCGTCCCAGTTGAGAAAGTCGAACGACAGCCCGCTAAATGTGTTATCAATCTTGACTCTGTAAAACAGCATTATTTACCTCCTCCTCAGCGCAGAGAATCGCCTCATCCCACGCCTTGTCATATCCGTTGCAGTATCCGATAAACCCTCCGATGACCATGAATGTGATCGCGGCCAGAATCACTGTGATTGCCGTTACCATGTCACACCGCCTTTCTGAAGAGCTTCGAAACTCTCCAGCGAGCGTCCTGATCTGAGACGTACCCGGTCGGTCTGCGTCCGTTCACGAACCTTGCGACCTCCAGCAGAATCGCGCTCTCGCTGCTGCCGGTCACGTTGATGTAGTAGGTGTCGCCCACTGCGTTCTTGATGCGGATGTACTCGTCTCCGCTCAGATAGTCTCTTGTGTAGTCGATGCTGTCGAAATACTCGGACACATCGAGAATGTTCTGGAGCTGCCTTACATAGTCAGCCTTCTTCTCATAGATAGAAATACCCATTAGCACACCTCCTCAAGTCTATACACTCCGTATCTCGTTCCGCTCTCGGTCGTTACCCAGTCCATTCTGATCGGATAACCCATCTTGCGGAGCTCTTCGATGCGCTTCGGTGCCGACATAATGTTCAGCTCCGTCACCGCATCCCTTACAGTCAGCGTCCCGTGTGATCTCAGCCACGACAGGACCTTATCTCTTTGTGTCTGCGTTCTCATTGTTGAACCTCCTTCCGAGCCACATAAGACCAATTCCAACAGCTGCCATTGTTGCCGGTACGATTACCGAACCGCCTACGAATGAAGCGGACAGAAGCAGCAGAATCAAACCTATTCCGTAAAGCATAATTTCACACTCCCTTCGTTGATCAGTTCGTAAAGCCTGTCGCAAGCCTTCGCATTTTTCGGAACACGTCCGGTCTCGGAAAACTCGCACTCGCCCCACTTGCAGCGTCTGTCCTCGGTCCCGTCATCCTTCAGAGCCGCCTTTAGATGCGGACATTGAGCGCACACAAACTGGACACCCTGAGCCTCGTACTCTTCCGATATGCTGTCAGGTGTGGTATCATCCACGGTGTACTTGATCTGTGCGTAGAATGGAATTGACTCGGAGAAATGAACAACCGGATTGTTGTCCTTGAGTCGATAGATCTCTTCGTTCAGCTGCTTGTTGAATAGCGAGGCCGAGTCACTTGCGACGATGGCGAACTGCTCATAAGTTGAACGTTTCATAAAAAAAGTCACCTCCTGTTGAATTGAGGTGACTATATAATCCGTATTGAGTATTTTTTTAGACTATGCCTATAGCACTTTTGGTAATTTCCTCAAAAACGTTGAAAAATGCACGTTTTCGCGGAAAATACCGCATGTTATGATTTTAGGAATAGTTGTCACCTCGACATCAATATACTCCTCCCCTGAGAGGATTGCAATAATCTGAACGGATATTTATAATTTTCTTCAGGAGGTGTTCTATCATGAAATGTGAACGATGCGGAAAATTAATCGGCGTGACCAGACGCGGTCAAGCCCTATCCGATGGATATATCTGTTACAAGTGTCTCGACGAGATCGGATTTGATAAGTCTACACGCAGCATTAAGCCGTGGACTCTCGCCTACTGGGAGATCAAGGACGGCCCTACTCGAATTAATTATAATCGAGCCGCCCGAAAAGGCAAACATGAGGATTGGCTCCGAGATCATCCGGCGGAGGCTGCCTTCTTTGACAATCTTGGAGGCGGATATGATGAAGAGGACGAAACCGAAGAAATAGACGAAAACGGCGAGGACTAATACCCTAACCGACCCGTAAAAAATCGCTTAGAACGCAAAATACGCGGTCGGTTTTTTCGTGCGTTCGCTCGATTTTGCCCACGCAAAAAGACCCGAGGAACTTCCCCGGGGCTCTTTGCGTTTGCAGTATATTGTTTAGAAAGGAGGTGATTCCTGTCGCCCACCCCTTGAGCGACCTAACCTTTGCCGATAGTCGAATCAAGTGTCACGCTGGACACCGCCGACCAGCTGCCGTTTGTTTTCTGATAGATCCCGCTGCCTTTTATCGACCACGATGAGGATGAACCCGTCAATGTGACCTCATATGCAGCATCGCTCATTTCGTACTCTATCGTCAGCGTCGCGCCGGCAACAAGTCCGCCGTAATAGCCGTACTCGGTATGGAGGACGAGATTGTCCAGCTCTGCCCTTGTCCACGACCCGCAGTTGAGCGTGTAAAGAGCGTTCGATGTTCCGCTGACCTCTGTCTCGGAGCCTTTTGCCGTGTTTCCTGAGTAAAGCTGAAGCGTGAACGTGGATCTGGACGCGTTTTCCTCGTGGCCCTTTACCACGCACGACACGTTCGTGATTGTTGCCCCGGACGGTATGCTCGACAGATCGAAAGAATACTCAACAACGCCTGTCGTGCTCTGGCCGCTTGAGTACATATTCTGCGTCGAGCTGCCTTCCTCAGCTGAGACACCGATACACCTCGAGGCGTTCGATGTGGAGCTCATTCCTGTCGCTTCAAAATCAGCCGGATAGACCTCAAGAGAGCCGCCGCTCTGTGTCCGGATATAAATATCTCCGTTGTTGCCTAAAGACGCGCTCGGTGCTGACTCTCCGCTGTATATTTTCTGAGAAGCACCGCCGCCCTGACCCGTTCCCGTGACCTGTGTGCCGTCCCTCAAGTGACCGACATAACCGCTCATAATGTGATCACTCGATGACACTGTATCCGTTGACAGATCGAGAAGGACCTCGCCGCCGTAAACGATTTTATTCTTAGCCAATTGTCACTGTTGTGCCGTAGGCATTAGCGGTTTCGACATAAGGAATAGCGGCGACCGTGACCTGTGAAAGATAGTCATAGCCTTCGTCCGGAAGAACCACCTGAGACGTAGTTGCCGGTGTAGCAGTTTTGGCCTGAGCCGTTGCACCCTCACCTGAGTATGAACCTGTAACTCCGAGGATCTTCACTCCGCTCTTGATATTCGACGCGATGATCTTCGCCTGTTCTGTGGAGCTGATTCCGACAGTGCCTGAACCGTCATGGTATCCGATCGGGACCGTATAAGTTCCCGCTTTTGTCGAGATCGTCCCGGACACAGCACCATTATTCGGCATGGAGCCGGTCAGCTTAGTGCCGTTAACATAAGCCGTCTTATTGAGTAGGATTTCGGCCCTCTGTGCTGTTGCGTCCGAAGTGTCGGCATCATAAGTACAAGTGCCCTCGACCTGTTCTCCGGTGTTTATGTGAGCCGTATATCCGTCAAGGATCTGTGCAGCTGTGGCCGTGTCCGTCGTCATATCGACGAGGACTGTTCCGCCGTAGATTATTTTATTCTTTGCCATTAGTTAACCTCGCTTGCTATGTAAACCGTTTCGCCTAACGGATTCGATGTCACATAATACGGGACCTCGTGAACCGTTACGTTCTGAGTTAGATATTTGTGAGCAGTCTCGAGAATCTGCTCTTCATAGGCTTTCGGTGTGACCTCATACGATCCGGAGTAAGGCGTTCCGGTGCCGCCGACATAGATGCACGTTTCCGCATCAAGCGTGACTCCATCAGCTTCGACTGAGAGCAGAGCCCCTTCCGACTCTTCCGCAGCCAGAGTGACCCCCGAGTCATTTGCCTCGAGGAGTACAGCCTCTTCTGAGCCGATAAGCGTCAGATCCAGCGACACCTCATCCGAAACTCTTAATATGATCGCCATCAGATCACCACCTTATCAATGACCTCGTTCAAAGTTTTTAGGACCTTGTTCGTTGCTTGAACCGATCCGTCTGTGTAGTGGATCCTCGCCTGAATCGCAACCTGTCCGGTTCCGAGCTGAGCAGTCTCTTCCTGAGTCAGTTCGATGACCGTTGTCCCCTCTTCCGTGTCTATGTCCGTGATCGGTATGCTCCGGACAATCAGATGCGCTTTTCCTTTGATAGCAATTCTCACATAATCAACACTCGCGAAATCGATTCCCGTCAACGTGCAAGTGATTGTCGGTGTCGTGTATGTATACATCCCCGCCCTCCTTATTCAGTTTTGAACCATTCCGGCTTTACTCCGGAGTTGTGTTGTATTATCCATTTATCGAACAGACTCGTCATGTACCAGTTACCGCCGAGACCGTTCGGAGGCTTGCGGAAGTAATGCTCAGCAAGCGTCAGGATCTCTTTCGTCTCGCCCGGCATCATAAGCAGGAGCAACAGGAGCTGCGTCCTGAGCCCGTCCTTCTCGAGATGGTCGAGTTTGCCCTTGATGCTCTTCTTCGTGTCCCAGCGAGTAATGAGGAATTGGATCATAGCAAAGAACCCATTTGATGCAAGGATGGCGAGTATGATCGTTGTAATTGTTTCTCTGTCCATGCCCTCACCTACTTTCCCGTGTAGCGGATGACGATCTGGCATGACTGCCTTTTTCTAACTGCTATCTGCTTGGCTGTGTCTGACCAGTTACCACTGTCGACCATCTGACCGTCCCCGGCATATAAATAAATGTGTTTATATACGCCCTTCTCGAAGTGCATACAAGCGTCTCCGATCTGGAGCTGACTGTCAGAGAATCCGTTCTTGTTGCGGAGCACTTTGATGTCTTTGCAGCCGATAGCATCCTGTGCGAGTTTCAGCATTTCGGCAGCCGAAGCAGTATACATTTTGTCACCGATTCCGTTGCTTATGAGACCGCCCTCGTGCTTGCAAGGAATACCAGCGTGATACCAGCACGTAAACACGAAGCGGATGCAGTTGAAGCCCTTGTATTTACCATTCGGAAAACTGCGGCATATCGGGCACTGCTTTGTCTTGGCATCGCCTGATTTCCATACCACATAGTGATAACTGTTGTCTGCTGCTATCTTCTTGGCATAGTCGACAGCCTTCTGCTGTTTTGTCTTAGTCACCGGATAGACGGCCTTGTCGTTCTCGTTCAGATATTTCTGCCACGCCTTCATTGAGCCCTTGCCGAAATATCCGTCCGCCTCGACACCGAGCTTCGTCTGCCAAGCCTTTACTGTCACCTGGTCGATGATGCCCGTCTGATCAAGCCCGAGCCACTTCTGGAGTTTTCTGACACAAGCCGAGCCGACCGTACCGAACTTGACCGCAGTGAGGCTTGGATAGTATTTCTTGAGGGATTCGTTCTGTCCGGAAATAACGCCGTCCTCTTCGGTTCCGAAGAATTTCTGCATGGCCTTTACTGTAGAAGCACCGCCATCGCCATCGATGCGGAGTTTGCTATTCAGTTTGCCGCTCCACACGCGAATAACGTCCCCTCTCATGTTTTCTTCGTAAGAAATCCATTTATTTCGTAGTGAGGAATTGGAATATGAGTCTTTGACATAGACGTAATGTTTGCCATTCTCGTATTTGTAATCAACGGAACAGACGAAATGTCCGCCGCTCGTCCAGTGGACACGCTTCGAGCCGCCTTTGCGACTTCCCATCAAATAAATAGCCACCCTGTCGCCTTTGGCTAACTCTGTCCAAAGTGTCGACATAGTGGCGTGTTCCTTGACTTCTGTGAGTCCATAGTGGCTCATCATTTTCGGGATTCCCGAGAAGTACGTGCCGTTGCCGTTCGGTGCTGCAAACTGTTTGCAGTATGGCTGGATAGTGGCGGGCGTGTAGTCCTTGTACTGGTTCATCTCGATGATGATGTTGGCTATTGACACCTCGCCACATCCGCAGTTTCGAATGTACCACGGCTTTTTCGGATACCCGAGACCGCCCCAGCCAGAGGCGGTCTGTAAGAATTTAGTCTTATTCATCGACCTCACCGTCCTCGATGTATTCCATCCCTTCGATGTCGAGCGGTACGATCTTGTTCTTTGCGAACTGATAGAACACCTGATGCAGTCCGACGGATGCCAGTCCTGACAGCATACCCTTGACGATTCCTTCGTACTGAAAACCGAAGAGGATTGCCCCGGATGCCGCACCGAGAACAAGCAGAACGGTCGGGATCCATTTGTCGTCTGTCGGCAGCCATTTCTTCATTACGAAGCCGACACACATACAGCCTACTGTGATGATTGGAATTAAGTAAGTTTCAAAATCAATGTTCATTTGTTGTCCTTTCTACTGCCATGTGCCGATTGCGTGAATATCAACATAGCCTGTTATGTTGTTAGTGCCTCTTGTTGCCCTCGTAAAGAAGAACGTTGGAGTCTGAGAAGCTGTACCAGCAGATGCCGCACCCGCAAGCCACGAGTCTCCAGAGGACAGCCTTCCGTGAATGGTAAACATCGGAACAGCATTGAAGAGGTCTGTCGGATATGCCCAGTTGCCGCCTGACGTTGAATAATAGTCGTTACCCCACGCCGTCCAGCTCGTTATGTTCCAAGAGAACGTACCCCAGCATTCTGCCGTACCGTCTGACCATTTGCGCCAGTGCCAGTTTCCTGACGTGCCCGATTCGACTACGTGAACAACAGAAGCGTCCATCTTTGCGCTGACCTCGTTGTCGACATAGCTCTTGATGACCTTGTTCTGCACCGGCAGTGTAGACGTGTCGGACATGGCCGTATCGACCTGACCCGCATCGCCTTGCTCACCTTTCAGATTGTGGAAGGCAAAGTCAAACACCTTTGCAGTATCCGGGCCGCTTGCTGTGACAGTCACCGATGGTGTACCGACGTTGCTGTCTACCGTAGCCGAAACCGTACCGAATCCGGCTGCCGGGCCAGTCGGTCCCGTTGGTCCTGTGGCACCCGTCTCACCTTGAGGGCCCTGAGGACCCGCTGGACCTGTTTCGCCTTGTATTCCTTGCTCGCCCTGAGGACCCTGAGGACCAGTCTCTCCTGTGTCTCCTTTCGGACCTTGCGGACCCGTATCTCCCTTTGTGCCTCTGATAGACCTTGATACAGGGTTTGTCTTACCGCCGTCGTTTGTCCACGAGATCACGCCAGAAGCGGACACGCTCGGAGTGAACGTTGTGCCTGTTGGGCCTGTCTCTCCAGTGTCGCCTTTAGGTCCTGTTTCGCCCTGAGGTCCTTGAGGTCCTGTATCACCAGTATCACCCTTCAGACCTTGTGGGCCTGTCTCGCCCTGTATACCCTGTGGGCCTTGAGGTCCTGTCGGACCCGTGGCTCCCGTGTCACCTCGCGGAATCACGAAGTCGAGCATCACGTTGACCTCGTCTCCGACATTGGTGACCGATGCATTAGATCCAGCCGGTCCTGTCGTGGTCGAATTGACCTCGACCGAGACCGTTGTTGCTCCGCCTCCGCCGGCACTGCCGCTGTATGATGCGCTGCTGTTTACGCCCAGAGCCTCGGAGAGTGAAATGGACAGATCTCCGAGATCCATCGAGTCATAGCGACCTTTGAGGACGTTCCAAACAGTTTTAACGATCTTGAACGTGCCCGATGCGTTATAGCCCGGGAACACCACGTTTATCCTGTCGCATAGTTTGCACTGATAGAGCGCGGCGTAGTTCTCGCCCTCTCCCAGCTCCTGAAGCCTTGCGAACTCGACCTTGATGGTCTGAGTCGGGTTGAACGTGCGCTTGCTCGACATCAACGAGAGTCCCATAGCCTCGACCTGTGCTTTTGTCGGCTGGCTCTCGAACTTGTCCGAGACGTCAAGCGGAACGCACTCGCCTCGGCCTGTTATAGTCGGATTTGGTGAGTCCTGTCTGTCTCCGATTATCTTGGTCGTCCCATCCGTCCAGTACGGGATGCAGCTGGAATACGAACCAGATATGTCGAAGTCCTCGTCATAATTCAGCATATTGACGCCATATCTGATAAAGAACGGTCTGTCCACGCCTCGCTCGGAGTGAAGTATGACGCGGAACTTGTCCCATTCGTACTCGCCGCCGTATGTGTCGAGGATAGAGCCCTCTACACCTCCGAGCAGTGAGCGAACCGTTTTAGGCGTTCCGTCTGCGGCAGACATATATGCTGTTGTGGTCTTGTCCGTCTCGTATGTGAACGGATTCTCAGGCTGTGCCGTTTCCAGCATCGCAAAAGCATCAGCGAGGCTGTTGATGTTCTCACCTATTGCGGTCAGATAACTCTGCCTATAACTTATGTGCGTACAATGAAATGTGACCACACCGTTTATCGGTCTTGAATAGGACACAATATCGAATGGCTGGATGTCGCCTGTTTCATCATGAGTCACGCCGATGATACGACCGACCTTTATGAGATCGTAATTCGCACCCGTAACAGGATAAGAGAAGTCCGCCTCATAGATGCCATTCCTCTCCTCGGAGACCGTACACTCAACGCAGTCCCGAAGCCGTCCGAGCCCGTTGCTCGTGAAGTCGGTCTCAGTCTTTTCGTATAAAATCGGAATCATATCTTCCACCACCTCGGAGTAATCTTCAGCTCGGTCACAGTGTTATCAAATGTCACGGCGTTTGCTCCCGGCGCCAGTGTAGGCAGATCTGATCCTAAGTCGACGTTGCCGTTTAAAGATACATAGGTATCACCGACTATCTTGTAAGCATCGCCCAGCTCGCAGTCGATATATGTCGGATCTCCGAGCTGTGACTGTGTCGACTCGCCGGTGATGTCTCCATACGTATAATAAAAGCCATCGTCGGTGAATGTTGTGGCGCTGTATGTTGTCGCAAAGCGGACGCGCATTGTCGTCCCGGTGAACTCCACGGTTAAAGCAAGCTGTGCCGTATAATTTATGGAACTTCCTATTTTTCCGCTTATTATTGTCGTATTGGTATATGACGATGCCGTTCGCTTTACAAACTGCAGCGATGGCAACGATATATTTATCGCCGTCTGTGTGCCTTGAGAGGCCACAGCTGCTGTGCTTCCGGAAATCCCCGAGTTGCTGCTCACCTCCGCCGTCACTCTACCGCCTCCCGAATAACGGAATCTCCACTTGACTTCCAGCGACTCAAGCGCGAGCGTGTCTCCGGCTTCAAGGCTGTTTTGGCTAAACGATGGCAAGTTTACATATGAACCAGACACCTTACCACCATAGGCACCATTCAACAGCACGACGTGTCCCAGCATTTGAGGGTCGAGAACTATCTCATATCCGTTGAACCCGATTGTCCCGTATCCCTTTACCGCAAGAAGCGGCTGAGACTCGAACAGCGTCGGATTCGTCAGCTCGTCACCACTTGCAACAGTCACCGCCGTCTCGCCTTCCTTCAGCCATCTCTGTGGCTTGCAGTCGAAGGTGATGTCGAACTCACCCGCCTGTAGGAGCTTCGGATCCACATCAAGACCGCTCTTGTACACGGCCATCCTGTACTCGTTCGGATTGTAGTCGTCCTCGAGCCGGCAATACCCGGAACGAGATGCGAGGAAATTGCGGAAGTCTGAAACGGCCGCCGCAAAGTCTGCCTCGTTGTCTGCAAAGATTCCCGCCGGATATGTGACCTCGATGTTTTCGAAGCGACCATTATCGAGCGCGAACTCTCCATTTCTTCCCGGTATCTTTATCATTTCCACGTCACGAGCTGGTGCGTTGTAAACTGCCTCTCCCGTGATGTATACGCCATAGTTTCCGGACGATTGCCCGTCAAACGTTAGCTTTTTGTATATAGCTCCTGTTGGTGTTACTGCCATGCTAACCTCCTCTGATTCGTCTCACGTATCAGAACACGCTTGACCTCTTCCGCTATCTCTTTCGGATCCTGATTAGCCCCATTTACATTGATCACAATATTTGTCTCGCCTCTCAAGTTGTCCAGTTTGTTCCAGAACTTATCAAGAGGAACGACCGCCTCCGGCCCGGCTTCACCTACACCGATAACGCTCGGATTGTCAAAAATACCGCCTGTCTTGTACCATTCGACCGACAGCTTCGGCACCGTCATGTCCTTCAGCGAGAATTTCCCGCTCAGTTTAAAATGAGGTAGTTTCAGATTGCTGAAGATCTTTCCGATTTTAATCGGGAACCAGCCCTTTATTCTGTCGATTATTCCCTTGACCGTATTTATCGCGGTCTGTATCGGAGTGACTATCGCGGTCTTGATAGCATTGAATGTCGCGGATACGCTTGCCTTGAACGCATTGAATGTCGCAATTACTCCATCCTTGAACGCGATGGCTTTCGCTTTGATGGTGTCCCAGTTCTTATAGAGCAGAACGCCCGCAGCCACTACCGCACCGATTATCAGAATAACCGGTCCGAGTGATGCAACGATTCCACCTATAGCCGGGCCGAGCGTTGCCATCAGTGACATGATTGAGCTGATCGCGAACGATACCTTTCCGAGTCCGATAAGCAGCGGAGACACTACCGCAACGACCGCCGCTATGCCCGCGATGATTGCCTGAGTCCTCGGAGACAGATTTGAGAACCAATTCGCAAGTCTGCCAACCACATCGACTACTTTCTCCATAGCCGGCGCGAGATACGCTGCAAGCTGTGTCCCGAGTTGCTGGAATGCGACCAATCCGATAGCCTTCATCATATCGAGCGAATCGTTGAACTGGTTCGCCTGATCAAGCGTCTCCTGATCAATGAAGTCGAGGCCGTATTTTGCCATCGTGTCAGAAACTTGCTTGTATGTCTCGCCTCCGTCCTCGATAAGCGGATTCAGTTCCGCAGCCGAACGGCCCATGAGCTGCATAGCATACGCATCTCGTTCGGTCTCATTTTCCATCTGTCCGAGAGCCTTGATGGTATCTTGCCACACTGAGTCTCCGTCTCGAAGCGAGCCGTCTGCGTTCGTTACCGATACGCCCAGAGCCTCAAAAGCGGCCGCTTGGTTTTTGGATCCATTCGCAGCCGAGAGCATATTCTTCTCGAGCTTGACGTGTGACTTCGCGATCGTCTCGACCGATACATCAACGAGGTCAGCCGCTGCTGAATACTGCTGGAGCTCTCTGGTGCCTATGCTGTAGACCTTCGACATGGTGTTCATATCATCCGCCCAGCGTCCCGACTTGACAGTCAGAGCACCGATTGCCGCCGTTACCGCAGCAGCTGCTGTCGAGATCCCGCGCATAGCCTGTCCAGCAGACGTGAGCTTGTTGCCCATTTCCTTGAACTGCTCTGATGTCGCACGGAGATTGACGTTGCCGATTTTTCGAAGCTGTCCCTCGAAAGTCTTAACTTGATTCTCGGTGACAAGGATATCGCGCCTAAGCCTCTGGTATTCTTCCGCTGTCGCCTGAACTTCGCCCGAGTCGATTTTTCTCTGAGCGTCCTTCAGCAGTTCGAGCCTCGATTTTGTCTCACCGATTTTCCTTGTGAGAAGGTCCTGTTTCTGCCTCCATAATTCGACCGATGTCGGATTGAATTTCAGAGCCTTGTCGACTTGCTTCAGCTCATTGTCCAATGACTTCGTGTTCTTTTGTATTTGCCTTAAAGCCTTATCGAGTTTCGTGGTGTCTCCATTGAACTCGATAGTGATGCCTTTGATGTTACCCGCCATTTATTTGACCTCTAACCGAAGAACGCGTTTATATCGTTCTGTGTTCCCTTGCGTTTAGTTCCGCGCTTCTCAGCTCGTTTTTGAGCCTTCTCCGCCTCTCTCTGCCGCTCGTTGTATGCGATGACAAAGTCCACCACCTGTCCGAGTTGCATCTTGCGGATGTCTGACATCGTTAGTCCTCGTTCGAGTCCGGCGAGGATGATGTCGTCGAGAGTGACGGCTGAAGATTTCTCAGACTTGCGCTGGCCTTCTTCAGCCTCTTCAAGTTTTTTGAGCTTACGAATCCCTTCAGGACGAGCTCATAAACGGCCGGGACTATAACATCCAGCGGAAACTCCTCGAACTGTCTTACCCACCTCTTAGGAGGCTCGATGCTCTCGTCTGCTGCCTTTGCCATAGCCCACGTTACATTGATGATCGTGTCAACGAACTCGACCTGAAACATCGGGAGAAGGACCTCCATCGCTCTGCCCTGTACTGCATCTGCAATATCAGCAGCAGTGATCTCCTTGCCACCTGACTCTGCAACGAGTGTCGATACGCCCTCAATAAGTGACGCAAGGACCGGCATCATAGCCGGAACGATGTCCTTCCCGAACTGGTCTCTATATTCCATAGTCCAAGCCACGTTGTTATTGAGCCGGACTTCTTGCTTTCCTATCTTGATAATTTTTTCCACGGTTCACCTCCTATGAAAAAAGGGACGGGACCAAACAAGCCCCGCCCCGCTTTGTTATGGTGCGATAGCCGGTGCAGTTGGAGCAGTGAACAGAGTTGCATAACCCGTGTCCGCTGGCTTCAGGACGGCCATTGTTACGCCCGTCGCGTTGTCGCCGGTGCACGTTACGGCAATAGTCTCTGTCGCCGGTTCCTTGCTCTCCTCGATGGTGTTGTACTCTCTCGTGATTGCTCCGAGTGAGCAGTTGTAGAGGATAACCCTTCTCGACTCTGCATCGCCCTCAACCTGAAATGCGATGTATACGTTAGGCTTTGTTGCGTTCTTTACGTTCGCAAGGCCGCCGTTTGTCAGAGTCCTGTAGCCGAGGAACTGAGTCTTAAACTCATCGTCGAACATAGCGACTTCGAGATCGCCCTCGATGGATCCGCCGGAGTATCCGCTCCAGTATGCGATGTTGTCCGCATAGAACGTGTTCTGCTCGGAGTTCTCCTCAGGCGAGAACGAAACCGCTCCCTTCTGATGATATGGTGTGCCGAGAGTTACGGCGCTCTGATCATCGACTGTGTATGTACCGACGTGGAGCTCGGAAATACCAAATTCTACTTTGTTAGCCATTGATAAGCCCCTTTCGATTAAATGTAGTAATAAATAACAAAGACGCCCTCATCCTCGATGTAGACGTCCTCGCTCTTGTCGTAGAGATAGCCGGCTCCGAGAAG